TTCGTCTAGTTTTATGGCGGTGTTTAGGCTTACGTCGTTACCTTGTAGAAATTTGTCAATCTGGTATTGGTGAAATTTACCCGTCCGTGTTTTGATTTCTGTTACTACTTGGTTACGTGTTTTCGTCTTTAACACTTCCTTTAACTTATTACGTAAGTCTGTGTCGTTTACGTACATATTAAAAAGGTAAGTCGTCTATATCTACTTTGCTAATTGGTTCGCTTGTTACTGGCGGTACGTAAGGCTCGCTAAATGAAGCCGACATGAACGACCCGTTTTTACCTTGTTTAACCCATAACGCAATTTCCATTTCTTTCCCGTTTACGTTTACTTTTCCTTTGTAGTCGGGATGATTCTCAGCTTTTTTGTTCGTGTTTTTGAAGATTGCCCCCGTGTTTAACTTGTTTTCCATTGTATATTTATTTAATTGTTTACTTAATTCGTATTTTTCTACTTGTGGTTTGACTATTGTTTCGATGACATAATCAGCTTTTACATTAAAATTATCCCAATCTATTTCCATATTACTTTTAAAATGCTCCTCGCCATATATAACCTACAAAGTGTAGGAATCCGTAGCAAAAAACGGATAGTACAAAGATTAGAAATACTATTGCTTTTGTTTTCTCTTTCATTGTTCTTGTTGTTTAAAGGTTTGATTACAATCCGTTCTTTGGCAACTATATCCACCAACTCTTGGTTTTCCACACTTGCATTGCTCCTTCTCCATTTCTTTGAGTTTTTCAAGGTCTGCTACAACTTTTGAATATGCTACAACACTACCCATTCCATATTTATTCCATTGCTTGTTGTACTTTGCAATTAATTTTTCTACTGCTGTCATTGTTCTTGTTGTTTAGTTAATTACATTTACTACTATTAAAGCTCCCGCTACATATCCAAACGCAAGCGCAAAAGCCATTTTAATACGTTCGCTCCATAGTTTAGATTCAACCATATAACCCGCAAAAGGAAGACCTAAAAACGGACCTATAAAAGCAAAGAAACACATTCCAATGGGATTGACTTCTGTTATGTAATGAACGTAAAAGGTAGAACATATTTCAATGATTAAGGCACTTAAAAAAATAATTGGATATTTCATTTTATTCTGATTTATAAACTAATTTATGGTAGTTTCCGTCTTTATCTACCATGTAAAGTTGCCTATTGCTAAATTCGTCTTTTAGTCGTTCCAAGTAAAGTACAAAGTCCATAGCTTCCTCCTGTGCGTGTGTAAGCCATTCTAACGTGCTTAAATCGGTTCTTTCAAGTGTTGTGTTGTACTTGGTTATTCCTACTTGTGAACGTTCACTGAATCGACTAAGAACGCGTAGTACAATTTTATCTTCTATTTGTTGTTTCATAAATATTTAGTTATAGGGGTTGAGTCTTTTAATGGTTTTTTATGTTTCTTTCCTTTTTTATAAGCACATTCTATTTTTCTATTTTCTATTTCTATTGCTTGTTTTAATACTATAGACAATTGATTAAGCATTTGTCCCGTAGATATTTTACCGTGTAATATTTCTATTTCAAGTTTCATTGCTTGTTCGGCATACCATTCTACTGCTGTCATAAGAAATTAATTAATGTGTTATAATATTCACGGCAAAGCTCTACCTGTTCTTTGATTCGTTCAATGACTGCTTCGTCTTTCTGTACGTAGAATACTTTCACACGTCTGTTTTTTGGAATGTGTGAGAAGATGTGCTTCTTTTGAATCTCGTCACGCAGGTCTAAACTTTCTTCCATTAGGTTTAACTTCCAATGTGTTCTTCTAATCTCATCCTCAACCATTAGTTCAGGAGTATCAACAAGACAATAACATAACATTGATTCTTGTTTACCGGTGAGCCACATATAACCTTGCAATTGGTAGAAGTAATCCTTTGTAGGTATCTCAGTTTCAAAAAACGGAAAGGTAGAACCATCCCAAGAGCTTTTTACGTCTAACAATACTTCCTCCGTGTTTACGTCCGGTGTTCCTGTAATCCAATCATTTTGATAATGTTCTTCGTTCTTGTAAATAAATCCAACGTCTAAGACTTCGTTAACTAAGTTGATAGATTCGTTTTCTACTTCGTTTCCTTTGTCCGTGTAACGTGAACTAAACTCTTTTCTGATTCCGTATTTATCCTGCAAGACCATTTCGTGGATGTACGTCTTTGCAGTTTGTGAAAGCACCTCACTTTTATTGCGGGGTGCTGACATAATCTTTCCTATAGCAGAGCATCTAACTTTCATAGTGCGTTCAATATATCAATTTGACCATCTGTTAACGTGAACTTGCTTTCTAATGACTCACGTGTTATCTTTCCTTCCGTTACTGCTTTGACTGCATCTTGGAATCTTTTAGAATCTAAAGTTTGTTTCTTTGGTGCTTGTGGTGTGTTATCTTTTGAGTCGGGGTCTGATTCAGTTTCGTCAATTAAGAACAATCCGTTTAAAGCGTATTTACGTGCATAACTTGAAGCAGTTCCTGTACATTGCTCAGATGACATTCCTTTATGTTCTCCAAGCTCTGCAAATCCAAATGTATTAACATTTTTACCATCTGTATCCCAAACACTTGCGGTAGCTTTTAAAAATAGTTTACTTCCTACCTCAACTATATTATCAGTAAGAAATAATATTAGCTCGTGTTTTTGTAGCAATGGCTTCAAAGATTCTAAAATCTGCTCTGCACTTCTGTACTTGTATTTACCGAATGAGTTAAAAGAGCCTTTTGGACATTTTAATTCTGCCTGAATTTTTAATAGATTTTTCATAGTGATTTGTTTTGTTTGTGCGTTAACCAAGTCGCACCCCTTGTTTTAAATTAGTTTAATTCTTTGTAAATCACTTGATATTGTGAATCAGTGCTAAGTTTTTCAATGTTATCTGTTTTTACAGTTCTAATAACTTCTCCTTGTGAATAAACTCCTTGAGCTTTAGATGAAATTACTTGGTAAACTTTAGCGTTTTTTTCTGATTTAAAAATAATTGTTTTCATAGCGTTTGTTTTTAATTATATACAAATATAAATACTATTTCTATATAAACAAGCGTTTATCAAAAATATTTTTCAATTAATTTACTTTGCTTAGTAAAATAAGCCATAAACTCAATGTCATTAACACTATTTTCTCTTGGTTTTCTTCCTCCTGTGTATACCATTCCGTAAATATCTTTCGTTTTTCCGTAGATAATTCCATCATAACACGCCCAAATAATAACAGGATTAACTCTTTTGTCTTGTAGCTTAACTAACTTTCTACAAGCTATCGGTAATGGGTAGGCATCTGCTAAGTTTCTGTTCCTTCCTTTTACTTCAGCATAAGAAATTACTTCTCCGTTTTTATATAGGCAATAATCAATATCGTTTTCATCTAGCTTTTTGTAAGTTAGTCCAAACGTATTGCAGAAAAACTCAATACATCCTAACTCACGTTCTAAATCTGCTTTGTTTTCAAATCTCATGTTAACTGATTTACTTTGTTTTTGTATATTCTTATTATTTCTTTGAGTTCGTCAATAGTCCATCTTTTCTCAATGTGTGCTTTACCTTGTAATTCAATTAATTTTGCTGCTCCAATTCGTTTTTCTATGCCTATCTGATAGTTGAGTAGGTTACCGGATAAGTAAGTATTGCAGGCTTCGCATTGTAAGTGTACATTGTCTTCGTCAAAGCGAACGTTACTATGTCCTCCACTTGAAAAATAGTGTCCGGCATTTTTTTTCTTAGGGGGTAGGTTACACGATATGCACCATAGTCCGTTATCTCGTAATCTGATATACTTATTAAATATTGTTTGGGCTTCCTTTAGCCAATCTTGTGTAGTTTTTAAGTCTGTTTTCATTCGTGTTTTTGTTTCTTTCCACGTCTTCTCTTTTACCTCAGCTACAAAAGCTTTAATGCAATCGTCTTGTAAACAGTATTTGTGATTGAATCTAATAGGTTCAAACTTCTCTTTGCAGTTTTTACATCTTGGCATTAGTCTACAATTATTGATTCTACAAATTGACGGAACTTAATCTGTAATTCTACTTGTTGTTCATAGATTTGCTCTCGGTTCTCTCCGTATACCTGTAACACTTGGTTATCTACTCTTCTAATCTCTTGCATTAACATATTTGCTTTGCGTTTTAGGTCTCGTTTAAATACAGTTTGGTCGTTTAAATCTTCAATCCAATCTGCTAAAACAGGCAATACTGCACAAAGTGCTACTAACTTATGTTCTTTTCTCATTTTTTAAATTTTTTAAAATAATCGGGAATTTCATTTGTGTATTTTTCAAGGTAATAATCTTGTGCTTCTATTGACCTATTCATACTTATATACCTTTCTCTATGCAAACAAGCATCTTTAAATATATTTAGAATTTGTCTTTTATCTCTTTTTTTAGCTTTTTTCATTAAATCTTTAATCCAAATATCAAGTTCTGAATTAGGTTCAAACATAACTTGTTTTTTAAATTCAGTTAAAAACCATTCTGTTGTTGTTTTTCTCATAGTTCTACGTTTTTATATTTTAATTCGTGTTCAAGTTCTTCAATTCTTTTCTTTAGTTCTCCGTTTATATGCAGACAACGGTTGATTTCTCGTCCGTGTAAACGTAGTTCTGTTTCAAGTTCAACAATTGCTAACTGCACCTGCTTTAAGTCGTTCTCCGTGTCTTTAGCTCCGTTTATGTACGCTGCAGCTGATGGTCTTTTCTCTTGCAGTTCTTCTCGTGTTAGCTTTACTTTCCAAATGTTTTTTTCAATAAGTCCTTTTATGTAAAGTAGTTTTAATCCTATGTCCATCCTTTGTTGTTTAGTGCGTTAATTTTCTGTTCTACCATAGTAATCTTTTTCTGTTCAGGTAACTTCTTTGTTCGGTTTGCATAGATTCGGTTTCCTTTGAAGTCTAGCATATAATATTGATATTTATCTAAATCTAGAAACATTTTATATACTCCGTTTTTTGATACGCCTTTAGGTTTACTCTTAGCAACTTTCAAATGTACTTCATTTTTCTCTGCTCCTTTACCTTCTGAGTCTAATAATCCAAAAGGCGGTCTCCAAGGTATTAACACGCTTAGTCCTTTTCTAAACCAAACTTGTCCTCCAGCAAAATCTCTTGCACTAGGCATAGGAAAGTAACTTATGTCAGTTCCTGCTATTGTCTTTGAACTTACCATAGGTTGGTCACGAACGTGATTAATTACGCAATTGTGTCTTCCTGTCTTTCTTGCGTTTTTTCGTACCGTTCCCAAAATCCTGCTTAAGTATTTATCTTCACGTCCTAAGTCACTAGGTAAAAACTCTTCAGTTAATTCGTTCCAAG